AGTGGTTTAAGTTGGTTAGCTTGGGCTTTAGAAACACCTGTAGTTATGATATCTGGATTTAGTGAAGCCTATAGTGAATTTGAAGATTGCGAAAGAATATCTCCTCCCAAAAACAAATGCTCAGGATGTTTTAATAGAATAAGGTTAAACGGTGGGGATTGGGAGTGGTGTCCTGACCATAAAGATACAGATAGGATGTTTGAGTGTACTAAATCAATAACACCCGATTTAGTAATAAATTCTATAAACAATCAATTATTAAAAAGTTTTTAATATTTATAATAAGAAATAAAAAAGCATACAATTTTAACAAATACTTTAATATTTATAACAAGATGGAAAGCAAAGTTCTAACAAAAGAAGAAATTCAAACACTAACCGAATTAAAAGAAAAATATAATAAGTTAGTAATAGTTTTAGGTGAAACCGAAGCCCAAGTAATGGATTTGGAGTTAAGGAAAGAACAAATTAAATCTAATTTAATTACCCTTAAACAAGATGAAGTGAAGATAGGGAAAGAATTAGAAGAAAAATATGGAAACGGAACTATTTCATTAGAAAGTGGTAAGTTTTCTCCAACAGAGTAAATTTTTAACAAAACTTCATATATTTATTATCAAAATAATAACAATTTAACAACATGGCAGAAACATTAATTTCCCCAGGAGTATTAGCAAGAGAAAATGATCAATCCCAGATTACTTCTCAACCAATACAGGCTGGTGCAGCGCTAGTAGGACCAACCGTAAAAGGTCAAGTCAATATTCCAAAACTTATAACTACTTATAGTGAATACCAAGCTAATTTTGGTACTACTTTTGAGAGTGGTTCTGTAAATCAGATGGATGAATATACTTTCTTCACATCAATTTCAGCATATAACTACTTCACAAACGGTGGTACATCATTAATTGTTACTAGAGTAGCATCAGGTGATTTTACATCAGCAACTTCTTCAAGAATTTTTAATGACGTAGAAAGTGGAAATATTCCACCAGCTACTGATTTATTTGGTTCTTATACTTCAGGAGGTAGTGATGGTACAGCAGGTACTTATGTAGGTAAACCAACAACAGTATCTCCAGCAGGAGGAACTGGTTTAACCGTAACAGTAGTAACTAACACAGCTAACGGAAAAATTAAAACAGATGCTGATCAGCTTGTGCCTGGAATTTCTACAAACACTGTAGTTGCCGGGGTAGGAGTATATACTGGAGTATCATTAACAAATGCTGGTGGTACTGATGGAAGTGGAGCCATAGCTACTGTAACAGTAACAGGAACAACTGCTCCAACGGTAACTGGTATAACAATTACAAATCCTGGATCAGGATATGTAGATACTGACCAATTATCAATAGCAGGAGGATTATTAGGAACTGGACAATTAATAAATGATGGTACTAATATACTTAGTATATCTAACGGAGCTTCATATAACATTGGTGGTGGAGCACCAGCAACTGGTTTAGCTACTACAGTATCTCCAGCAGGAGGAGAAGGAGCTACAATTGACGTAACATCAGATGGAACAAATGTTTCAGTATTAACAGTTGAAAATATTGGTACTGGTTATTCAGATGGTGATGTAGTAAATGTTTCTCAAGCAGCTTTAGTTGCCGCTGGGTTTGCATCAGCAGCTGCGGGTGGTATAGACATTACATTAGGTAGTGCAAACCTCCAAAACTCAGGAGAAGTAATAATTGATGTAGCAGAAACTGATTTATTAGTAGAAGTAGCATCTATAACAACTGTAGCAGAAGGTACAGGATATGCTATAGGTGATGTAGTAACAGTAGCGGCAGCAGAAATAGGTACCCCAACAGCTGACTTAGTAGTAACTTTAGTAGATGCTGACATTACAGATGAAAATGCTTTCACATTAGAAACAATGGGTGAAGGTATAATTATGAATAGTGCTGGTGATGAAGCATCAACAGGAGCCCTAACAAATGGTACATCAGATAATATTAGATGGGAGATAGTTTCTCCAAATACATCATCAGGTACATTTAGTGTAGTTATTAGACAAGGTAATGATAATACAAGATCAAAATCAGTACTAGAAAGCTTTAATAATGTATCATTAGATCCAAAATCTTCAAATTATATTTCAAGAATAATAGGTGATCAAAAACAAGTAATTAGAGGATCAGGAACAGATGTTTATTTACAAACAACAGGATCATTTGCTAATGCTTCAAGATATGTAAGAGTAAAAGAAGTTAAATTTAAAACTCCAGACTATTTAGATAATAGTGGGATAGCAAAAGATCAATACACAGCTTCTATACCAGTAGCGGCTTCAGGAACATTTGGAGATGCAGTAGGTACCATTTTAACAGGAACTGGTAAATATTACCAATATATTACTGGAAATGATACTCAAGGATTAGTAGGAAGTGATTATACAACAGCTTTTAACATATTAGCTAATAAAGATGATTTTAAATATAATCTCATCTCAGCTCCAGGATTATACCAATCAGATTATAGCTCAGTATTAAATACTTTAATTGCAAATACTGAAAATAGAGGAGATAATATTGTAGTATTAGATCTTGAAGCTTATGCTTCATCAATAACAGCAGTAAGTACTACAGCAGCCGCTCAAGATACATCATATGCAGCTTCATATTGGCCTTGGTGTATGGTAACTGATCCAGATTCAGGACAAAGAGTTTGGGTACCAGCAGGAACATTAATTCCAGGAGTTTATGCTAACAATGATAGAACAGCAGAAGCATGGTTTGCTCCAGCAGGTATTAATAGAGGTGGATTAGGTCAAGTAATTCAAGCTGAAAGAAAATTAACTCAAGCTAATAGAGATACATTGTATACAGGTAAAGTAAATCCAATAGCAACATTCCCAGGAAGAGGAGTTGTAGTATTTGGACAGAAAACATTACAAAATACAGCAAGTGCTTTAGATAGAGTTAATGTTAGAAGATTGCTTATTGCCCTTAAAAACTATATTTCTCAAATATCTGATAATTTAGTATTTGAACAAAATACAGCAGCAACAAGAAATATATTCTTAACACAAGTTAATCCATACCTAGAATCAGTACAACAAAGACAAGGTTTATACGCGTTTAAAGTTGTAATGAACGATTCAAATAATGGACCTGACGTAATTGATAGAAATGAATTGAGAGGTGCTATATACATTCAACCTACAAAAACAGCAGAATTTATATACCTAGATTTCAATATTCTTCCAACAGGAGCTGAATTTCCTGCATAAGAATTAGAAAATATAATATTTATAATTGAATAAAAATAAAACAAACATAAAATGGCAGTATTAGACCCAAACGAAATATTTTTCACCGCTTTTGAACCCAAAGTAGCTAATAGGTTTATAATGTATGTTGATGGTTTTCCATCTTACATTATAAAGGGTGTTAGTGGATTAGGTTTTGCACAAGATGAAATTACATTAAATCATATCAATACTTATAGAAAAGTAAAAGGTAAATTAAGATGGAATGATATTACTATGCAGTTATTTGATCCAATTACACCATCAGGTGCTCAAGCAGTAATGGAATGGGTTAGATTACACCATGAATCAGTAACAGGTAGAGATGGGTATAGTGATTTCTATAAAAAAGATTTAACTATAGATGTATTAGGTCCTGTAGGTGATGTAGTTAGTGAATGGATTATAAAAGGTGCATTTATTAAAGATGGTTCATTTGCCGATATGAATTGGGACACTGATGGTGAAGCAATGAATATTGACTTAACAATCGGAATGGATTATTGCGTATTAAATTTCTAATAACAATAAATATTTTTTTAAAAATAGCTTGGCTTCGGTCAAGCTTTTTTTTATATT